AGCGCAGTTAATGTTGTTGCAAGATTTAAAAGCACAGATGCAACTGCCGTTGTTTTATTTGAAGATGATACTGGAAGTGCTGAAATAGGTTGTACTGGAAACAGTGTAGTTTTTCTACCTAATGGAACTGTAAAAATGCAGGTCGATAGTTCTGGAGAGGTAGGTATAGGTACAACAAGTCCAGGAACTTATAATGCTGATGGAAGGAATTTAGTTGTTGGTGGAAATGCTGCTAATACTGGAATAACAATTGCAAGTAGTTCAGCTACAGGATTAGGAAAATTATTTTTTGCAAGAGAAGATCCCGCCACTGGTTCAAATAACAGAAAAGGCTTAATTGCGTATGAACATCAAAATGAAGCATTTACCTTTCATACAGGCGTGGATGAGAGGATGCGCCTTAATGCGTCTGGGCATCTAGGTCTAGGTGTCACTCCTAGTGCTTGGCCCACTAATGCCGATAGTAAGGCATTACAAATAGGAACAGGATTTGCTGCTTTTGGTAGGGGTTCAGGTGATGAAGATAGAGGTGGTATTGCGGTTAACTACTACACCGATGGCACAGATAATAAATATATAGCTAATGGTCATGCAAATCGAATTTATATGGCTGATGGAAATATTGATTTTCAATATGCAGCGTCAGGAAGTGCTGGAAACAATCTTACTTTTACGTCTGGTATAAGAATGTTGGCTGATGGAAAGGTAGGTATAGGTACAACAAGTCCAGGTAGTTTGCTTGAATTAAATGCTGCAAATGACACTGCACAACTTAAATTTCTTAGAACTGGTACAACAATTGGAGGTACTATCAATGTTAGAGATGAATCAGGAAGTAAAGGCTTAACTTATACCGCTCAAGATGGAAATAGTGCTGTACCTGAGCATGTTTTCTTAACTAATGATGGCTCGGCTATAACTGAAAAATTTAGAATTCAAAGTAATGGAAATATAAATGCAACAGGCGCAGCAGATCTCCGTTTAACTCTTGGAAGTCAAGGTACAGCAGGGACTAATGACGCTAACTGGATAAGAGCAGATACTACTCATTTAATGTATAACTCTGCTTCTGGTGATCATAAGTGGGAAGTAGGTGGGAGTGAAAAATTCCGCATCACATCATCTGGTTTCATAGGAGCAGGTACATCATCGCCTAATCATATGTTGCAATTGCATAGAAGTGATTCCAACAATTCATATACACAATATACTAATTCCACAACTGGGAGTGCTGCTGGTGATGGTGTTTGGTTAGGAATGGGTGGTGATGAGGTTTGTTACCTTTGGCAAAATGAAAATGAATCTTTGGTACTCGGTACAAATAATTCCGAAAGACTCCGCATAACAGCAGCCGGAGCTATTCAGTCAAAAGATAGCGTTTCAGGCGGAGGTAATGCTAGTTCAGGCTTTTTGATAGGTGCTCCAGATACTGCGTGTTATCTTGCAGTTCAGGGTAAAAGTGCTGCTAACGGTGGTGCTGCTGGTAATGCAGTATTTCAAGGATGGTTTGGTTCCTCAAATACTTTCAGAGTTAATTCTGATGGACTTATAAAAACTTCAAAAGGTATTCAGTTTACAGGACAAACCGCTAGCAGTGCTACTGGTGCAACTACTAGTGATGAGACGTTGGATCATTATGAAGAAGGTACTTGGACTCCTATAGTTCGTTTTGGAGGTAGTGATAGTGGTGTTACTTATGGTTCAAACAATGGCGGTTCCTATACGAAAATAGGAAGATTTGTTCACGTCCATGGTCGGATAGAGCTTAGTAACAAAGGATCTCAAACAGGAAGTGCTACAATCGCAGGCTTACCTTTTACATGTTCTGGTGTTCAATCAGGTGCAAGTTCTGTTGAAGGAGGAGCATTTTTTGGCTATCAACACAATGTGATGTCAGATCTTGATTATCATACGCCTAATGGACAAATACAAGCAACTACTACAGTTGTAGCTATGCAGTATAGAAATAACAGTGGAGATATAACAGATATAACTAATAGCTCGTTTGAAAATAGTACAAGTTTAGCTTTTGAAGTTTTTTATCCATCAACCTAGACCGTTGGCACGTCTATAAACTAAGCACCATTAAACCTGTTTCGTCTGGGGGACGTTCCTAAAATGGCATTAGCTGAATCAATTGAATACGACAAAATAGAGGTCGTAGGTCATCTGTACGCACACGTTCAAGTTAGAAAAGCAACGGTGATAAAAAAGGATGGTGTTGAACTGACCAGATCTTTTGAGCGCTTTGTTTTAGATCCTGGTACGTTAGACGCATCCGACAATTTAGTAGATAATCCTTTAGATAAAGAGCCAGATGGCGTGACTGCTATTGCAGACAAAGTAAAAAGCATTTGTACAGCAGCTTGGACTCAAAGCGTAAAGGATGCGTGGAAAGCTAAATTGATTGCTGACAAACCTTCTTAGTAAAAGCCGTAATGGTCGCTATTGCTCAAACATGTAGACTTATAATGATCTAACTATTTTTTATGTCAACACTTACAGAACGCAGAGACGAACGCAAAGCAGAGGCAGAAGCTTTAGCTAAAAAAAGCAACGAATTAAGCGCAGAGATAGAAAAGCTCATAAAGGAGAGAGATCAAATTGCAGGTGATTTTTATCTCAAAAATGCACAATATGCAGAATTAGAAGATCAGGTGAAACAAGAAAATCCTGAGTGCCCTGTTGATACCCCTCCTGAGGGCTAAACTAATCCCATTAATTGTTTAACACAATGGCAGCAACAACAACTTGGGGTCTAGCAAATGTGGATTATGACATTAGCGACGGCTTTTGTCATACTGCCCATTGGACTGTTCTTAGAGTTGATGGTGATTATTCGGCTCATTCCTACGGGGCTATTAATCTAACAAAACCTGAAACTTTAAATGAGAGAACAGCCTTAAAAACAGAAGATATTATTGCTGATGTGAAAGCTGTTCTTGGTGCCGATGGGGTTAAGGCAGTAGAAGATGGTTTAGCTCTTAAAATCTCAGAAGAGAAGACCCCAACTCAAGGTTCTTTTGTTCCTGCCTCTTGACTGTTTTAAGAAATCCTTTTCCTCCTCAAATTGGGGAGGAATTACTTTCAATTATTGAGCCAGCTATAAGGAAAATAAAAAATAATATTAATGTTAATTATGTAAATAATGCTGCAACTTTTATTAGTGCAGAAGCTTTAGAGTTGAAAAAGAAATTAGATGAATCAAACATTGATCAGGCTGGAGAAGAAACTAATATGAAAGATTTTTCTCCTTTTTTAGAGCATATTAAATCACCTGTAGAAAATCAAATTGTTGAGATATTAAAGAGAATTTATTCGGCTAAGTCTGTTTTTATGAGTGGATCATTTTATTATCCAGATTCTGGTTTTATGGGATGGCATACAAATTGCTTAGACCCTTGCAAAACAGTTTTATATATTGTTTACGCTGATGAAGATCAAAAATCTTTTTTTAAGTATGAGGATGAAAAAGGAAAAATAATTACAGATTATGATGACAAGGGTTTAACAATTAGGCAGTTTGAATTGAAAGGAGAAAAGCCATATTTTTGGCATTCAGTAGGAAGCACTTGTAATCGTTTTAGTTTTGGCTTTCGTATCTATGACGCTAATTAAGCAGCAAAAGCTTTTACCTTGCAGGCATATTTTGAATCTCCTGAATATTTAGGATCTATAGATTGGATTCTCCATCTTTTACTGTCGTAAGAAATAAAATCATTTGTTGTTGGATATATATCCCCTATCCCCTGGAGGTCAATCCAAACATCAATACTTTCATTACCTCCTAGTTCTCCAGTCTCTTCATTATTAGATGATTTAATTAACGCTCCAGCTCCTGTATAGGTTGTCTCTGTATCTGTCGTTAAACCTGTTGTTGTGTTGTAAGCAGTTGAAACCCTTATATAAGAAAGGCTTGGAACCCTAAAGGCATCAACTAATGATTTTGCAAGAGGTCTTGCCCAAATATCTTGTGGAGCTGCCATTAGCTTCTAACCCTCAAAAGAACTTTACTTGCTCCAAAGGAACCAATTAACCAACAATTTAATACATCTACTAACCAGGGAAACTTTTGTAAAACAATTGGAGCTGAGGCATCAACTTTTATAGATGCCCCTTCTTTTACATCATAAAATTCTTGTCTTAATTCTCCAAGCTGTTGAGTTTTTAAACTTCCTTTTGTGTCATTGTTTGCACCTCCTCCAATGATTGCATCTGAATCTTTATGTAATGCCAAAGCTAAATAAGCGCAGGCTTGACGAATAGGAAGAGGGATTGCTGTTTCTGTTGTTTTTACTCCTTTGCAACTTGCATTTTTTCTTGGCCATTGAAGCGCTTGTTCTACTGTTGAATCATCTTTTGCTGGAGTACAGCGATCACCTAAAAATGAAAGAACTTCTAGGCTTTCAGTAGAAGCCATTAATGCAGTTTGTTTTTGAGCTGTAGTTAATGCAGTCCATTCAGTGTTTTGGAGACTGTTCCCAAAAATAGTATCTGCTGTTGCAACTGGAATATAAGATGTTGAATCTTTCCCTCCCAGCGTTGAATCAAATGTCATAGGAATAAAGAAGTTTCCAGCCCATTAAATTTAATTGTAACTGTTTTAATTGCGCCTCTCTAGGGGGAAGGTTAATTACTTTAGACCTTGAATTTTTTGCTTCAGGTTTTCCCTTATAAAACATCATTCTTTTAAGTCCACACATAGGTTTAAAAGAAAAATACAAATGAAAAAGGGGGGAATGCAAGCCCCCCAAATCCATCTCTTTTAATCAAGCATCACTCCAGCAGACCGATACTGAAGCATCTTTAGCCTAGCGAGGCTTAAGCGACAGTGCCACCAAAAGGAGAGTTTACAACTAACTCAACAATAGGGATGTTTCTCTTCTCAGAAAAAGCAGCGCCCCAATTGCCTGCTGTTGCTAAAGCAGCGTTTGTTGGCCCATCAGAAGCTGAACTCCAAGTTGTTCCTATGACGTGCATGATGTTGTTATAGGTAACAGCCATGTTGTTCTGAAGAGACAAGATGTTTCTGTCTGTCTCGATCAGAAGAGGGAACTGTGAACCTGTTCTTACAACACCAGCACCCATTAGATAGCAAACGAATTGCTCATGCTGTCCTGATGTTCCTCTAATTGGAAGCTGTTCATCAACAACAACATTCAAGCCAGCGAAACGGCCAACTTGAGAGTTGTCAACGCCAACGCCTCCAGCTCCCCAAGTTACGGCCCCAGCAGCGGCTAAAGCAGAAGTGGAGAATGTGAGCATACCTACTTGCTCTAGGTAAGCAGCCACTTTTGGATGAACAGCAATTGTTGTTACATCAGAAGCTTTTTCACCAAGTTTGTATTTTGCTTCAGTGACGTTTGCAGCAGATAAGTAATTTGTTTCTGCAAGTGTTCCAGTTGTTGCAGCTTTACCAACAGCATTAGTAGCTGCAAGTGGGCCAGAAGGTCCAACAATTCCAGTTAACATTGATGTCAACTTAGCTGTATTAAGCTTGTTAATTGCAGCGGATAATTGACCTCTAATGTTAGCTAAAGCATCCTCTCCAGTTTGCACTTGAGAAAGATCATCAGCAGCTACAGCAAAACCTCTTGTTGTGATTGTGCCGTACTGAGTTGCTGCTGTTGTTTTCTGGGTTGTGTAATAACCAGAAGAGTTAGAACCCCAGGTTGCATTTGAAGCAACAATTTCTTCTGTTGGACTAAAACTGTTAAAGAAGGGAAGCTCGACGCGAGTTCCTGTGATGTTATTCAGACGGCTATCCAATTGGACAACACCAGATTGAATAAATGCACTTTGTTGAAATATTTCTTCTGTTAGATACTTAGCAAAAGGCGCTGATGTAGCTAACCGAGTTGCTGAATCAATATCAGAAGTGAAAGTTGAGGCATTAGAGCCTCCACTTCCAAAGTTACCTTGAAAGACTCCCATTTTTAAAAGGGTAAATGTTTACTTTGTCGTTGCTGCTTGTGCTTTAAATCGGGCGGCTAATTCGGGGTTCTCAGCTTCCAATTTCACAACAGCGGAAAAATTTCCAGTGGTGTAAGGATTTTCCTGGCCACCAATAGAATTTGGAGTTGTTCCAACAGCACCCATACCTTTCGCACCAGAAGAAGCAAACATATATGCAAATTGACTATCAGGGGACTTCAGGCCATCAACAAAACTATTCAACGGTTGTTCAACGCCCCCATTGACAACCATCAAATCATTTCCGTTCATGCGTAGTTTGTCCTGATGCAAGGCATACATATGTTCAGGTTGTTGAACGCCTGCTTGAGAGAAAGCGTTTACAGCCTGTGCTTTTATCGTTTGCTGTTGAGTAGCTGTTCTTTCTGAGTCGAGTTGTTGCTCTAGTTCAGAAATACGCTTTTCTCTTTCAGCTACGGTTCCCTGTGCTTCCTTCCATAAAGATTCAAACTCACCTTGCTTTTCAAGCTTGGATTGTTTTGCCTTTGATTGAAGGTTTTCCAGATCCCTAATCTGTTTCTGCATCTCGTCAAACTTGGTACTAACTTTCTGTTTTTCAACTATCAATTCAGCATTTTTTGCTTCAAGTAGTCGAATACGATCATTAGCGCTTTTATCCTCCGCAGGAGGTTGAGGACTTTCACCCGCAGGGTTCACCTCGGCGTTTTCTGACATGGAGTAATGGTTAAAGTTGAAGCTCCGCAGGAGCTGACTTAATTATATAGATATTCTGCCTAAGGAATAGTATTTAATTTTTGCTAATGATATAATGAAAAGATGCAAACAATAACTGCTGATACTGATTGGGGGCAACTTGTCTTTAAATATGAGAATTTTAAGTTCTCTGTAAGTGGTCGTGCGATTGCTGTTAAAGATTGGAAGAGGATAAAAAGAGAGGGTATTTTTAATGCTTGGGGATTCTCTGTTGATTCTAATGATTGCCTTATTTCAGATTTATATGTTGCTCTAGTTAATGAATTTGGAACTGATTCTTTAAAGCTAGATAAGACACTAGAAAAGCAGATTCAGGTTGAATTAAAAAGAAAAATCCCTCAAGGTGCAATTCCTTAATAGTTATAATCTAAAGCTAATCCAAGCATTACTCTAAAAAAATCTGGGTGTTTTTCTAGGACTTTAATCATATGTCCAGGTGTATCAAATTCCTGAGCCATCACTGTCCATAATTCTGTAGATTCCCAATTGTCTGGATACAAAACACCCATATACCCATCCATGTAATCATTCACAAATCTTGGCTTCTCAAACATATAATTTTCATTTTTAAAAATATCTACAGGGTGAAAAGCTGGTTTATTATTTTTATAAAATTCTGGCGTTTTAGATCCTAAATGAGATCTAAGCTTTTTTAATTTATCTACTGTGTAGGCTTTGCCTGATAGCCATCTTCTAGCAGTGAAAAACATATCTTGCCTTTGCTTCTCTACAGTGTGCATTAATTCATGAAACACCACTGACTTTTTAGGAACGGTCCAAACTTGATTATTTTGATTGTATGATCTTAAATCTCTAGTAAGAATTTCAACTCTTTTTAATGGGTTGTTTCCTGTTAATCCTTTGCCTTTAAACATATACATAAAATCCTTAATGGAATTTTTTACTAAATTTCTATCCTTTTCGTTCTGAGCTGCTGTTAAAGTTTCTTCTATTTTTATTAGACTCCCTCTATCAGTAAATTTAGTTCCTACTTTTGGTGTAACTATATCTATATCATCAATTAATTTATCAACGTATTCCTTAAATTCAGGAGTAACTTTTGTTATATCTCGCCTTACTTTTCTCATATTTCCAGCCATCTTATCCCATGCTTTTTCCTCAATATCAAGCATCCTTGCATACTGATCTTCTAATTTATTAAATTCATTTTTTAATTCTGTTGCATAAGCGAATTTATTTGCTTTTACATCACCTAATAATAATTTTTTCCTTTTTTTATTAACTATATTTTTTCTTTTTAATATTGCTAATTGTGCCTTCTTTCGTTTTTTAACTATGCTTTCATAAACTAAAACTGATTTATGATTCTCTCTTAAGAAGTCATCACCTTTTTTCCTTAGTCTTTTAAATGATGCACTAGAGGTTCTTTCAATTTGTGCCTTTGCTTCTTCTGCTGCTTTTAATAAACTTATATCCTTAAATTTAATTTTTTCAATATTAATTTTTCTTAGAACTGATTTTGATTTTGGTGCATTAGTGATTAATTTATGAAGTGCTTGTATTGGCGTATTTCCTTCAAGTTGTAAAACTGCAAATCTTTCAGCTCTAATACTTCCAGCATTACCACCTCCAAAGAATTGGCCTTGTGTAACTCGGTCCGATTGAGCAAGGAAATCTGCATAGCTTGGATTTTCTCCTTTTACATCAAAA